GACTCCTTTGATTTGCGTTGAACTAAATTGAAATTATACACTGTCAAATTTACGTGTCAAGCTCTTGTTTGTATAAATCTACTAAACTTTGATGTAAATCTATTTTATTTTGCAACATGGTATACACGCGCCGCTCGACAGGGCTACCTTGTAGGTGTGTAACCGTAACGTGATTTACCTGCCCTGCACGGTGTGCTCGGGAGTTAGCTTGCAAATAGATTTCTGTGGACGCTACTGGACCCCACCACACAACTTGATCGGCACGAGTCAGCGTGATACCGTGTGCAGTAGCTTGTGGTACTAGCAGGAGTATGCGTGGGTCGTCTTCGGTTTGAAACTGTTTGATGATGTCTGCTCGGCGTGTAGAAGCAACGCCGCCATGAATTGTCTGCACTGTGTATCCTTCTTTGAGTAGAGTATTCTCAACCATCTGAAGCGTGTGCCGATATGGGATAAACACCAATACCTTATGGTCAGTTTGCTCAATCACATTCAGTAACTCAGTCATGCGATTAGATACGTCAAACTCAACAACACCTCCGTCATCGGTATAAACCGCACCTTGCGCAACTTGCAAAAGTTTGTTAAGCATTGCTGCCGCATTCACCGCTGTGATTTCTGAGCCTGCTGCAATAGTCATCATTTGTTTTTTGAGTGCGTCGTAGTATTTGGTCTGCTGAGCAGTCAACGGAACTTCACGAGTCGAGTACAACAAGTCAGGCAAGTCCAAGCACTCTAGCTTTGTGTATCTAATGGCAGGTTGCAATACTTGGTGAACGATCTGTTGTGCGTCTTGTCTCGGCACCCACTTGTACTGCGTAAGTTTAAGCATCACCTTGTCACGGAACGCACCAAAGAATCTAGGCACCGCATCAGGTGCCACAAGTTTAGCCAAACCGTATGCGTCAAGCGGTGACTGCGAGGCAGGCGTACCCGTCATCATCCATAGGCGTGTAGCAGGTTTAATCAGGGTTGCAAGGCACTTCCACCTATCAGTAGTCACGCTCTTAACTGCGTTAGCTTCGTCCACAATGATGAGATCAAATCCACCGGCTATCAACTCTTTATTGACGACCTTCACACCATCAAAGTTAATGATGACAAACTCGTAATCACCATCAATGACCTTCTGTCTTTGTGTGCGTGACCCCTGCGCAATTGCAACGGTTCGGTGCATGACTGTCTTGAATAAATCAGATCGCCATGCGGTGTCCATAATGGACACTGGGCACACAACAAGCACACGCTTGACTCTGCCTTGTTGCATCAAATAATCCGCAGCCCAAGCTGCTGCACTGGTCTTGCCTGTGCCTGCTTCGTTGAACACAAAGCAACGTGGATGGAGTGTGAGGAACTCTGCAGTAGTACGCTGATGATCGAACGGCGTAAACATTCCGGGCCACTGGTAGCGTCCCAGTATGGGACTAGGCACATCACGTATACCTAGATTGCGTAACAGTTGCACTTCGTCAAAGCCCCAGTTAACAATGACTTGATCAACGTCTCCGTTGTTCTCAAGCACCTTGCTCTTAGGAATGATTGAAGTGATTTGATTTGCTTTGCGTGTATTAAACACCAATGCTTTGTTGTCAATGATTTGCATAATAAATTGAATAGAGGTGACAAAAATAGCCCAGTAGCACTGCTACTGGGCAAACCCATTACTGGGGAGGAGAAAATCCAACGAAACAACTCAGCAACTGCAGGCACCGAGTGGTTTTATCTTACATTACTTTTTACGCTCTCGCTTAGAAATTTGTGACTTTAACGCACCAGATTTAGTGCGGGAGAAGCTAGTGTTTTCCGATTGCGGTGAGGCACGGAGGTTGCTTAACTTAGACGTACCGCCCTTGGACATAGCCTTCTTGTGGTCTACGTCTACATCGTCAGGTAGAGTGCCATTAGCCTTCTCGTATGCCCGTCTAGCCTTGTGCCTCTCGGACTGGGCAGCGAGTTGTTTTGGTGTGCCCTGATAGTTTTTATACTCAGCAGCATAATTGCGTTTAGTTGCCATTGTGATTCTCACATGTAGTAACTGGGCAGAACTTGCACAGGGCAGAGCTTTTAGGGTTCCATACCCCATGCACCACCGCTGCTTCGATTGCACTAGCCCTGCCAGCCCATTTAGACAGGATTTCAGGCAATTGTTTCCGAGTGTACTCAGACTTAATAATGTCGCCAACTACAACAAACAGCAGTGCCCCTTTAACGGTATGTACGTTGGGATGGTGAATCATTACCATAGCTGCCATTAGTTCTAATTGAGCGCTGTCTGCGTACCTACTTGACTTGCCGGTCTTATAGTCGGCTACCCTTGCAATTCCCTTGTCGTGGTTGATTGCAAGATAGTCGGGGATGCCTCGGAACCATACATCTTTGTCAAAGAACCCGCAGGGGGTAAAGTCTGCTCGGATGCCAAGCTTCTCTTCGCATCGTACGTCGCCTTTGAAATTGGCGAGGGGTTCCACAAATGATTTGTAGTTTGTATAACTTGCCGGAAGTGGTGTTTTATCACGGATGTAATCTTCAAATGCTTTGTGTACGGCAGTGCCGTACATGGTTGCTTCAGTGTCTTTAGATTTGAACTTTTTTAGTATCTTGACTTCGTGGTATCTGCGTGGACAACCTTCGTAGTCTTTGATGCCTGAGTATGAATGGGCTAGCGTCATGGAAAGAACTGGGTTTGTTTTTGCAAGCCCTAGTGTACCAATCAACAGTCCCCATAGGAAGCCCCTACGCCTGATTCGCAGGCTAGAGGTAAAGTTTGTGCCCACTTTGGACGCCATGACATACACTCCTCAACGTATTGTTTTGCTTCATCTTTTTCCTCAATTGGTGCAATACAAGCCACGGCATCGTGAACTGTCAACACCACCTTATACTTCTTGCCGATTTTGAGCATCTGCTCCGCAACGACCTGCCTTGCTACGGCTTGACACAGGTTCTCAACTACCTTCCCGCCATAGATATACACGGGTATTCCCTTAGAGAAATAGCGTAGCTGAGTCTTGCCAGTCTTCTCATCCAACACCTCACCCAAGCCGGGGTACTGGATATGTAGCCCACTAGGTAGGGTTAACCCTTTCTTGGGTATGGCGTGGATTAGCCCTTGCTCGTCTACTTGAAAGCCGTTGCCTGTACGCAACGCAATCAACGCTTCGTCGGCTTTGTGCCACAACTCGGGTATCTTGTAGTACGTTGTCCGGTATGCGTGGATGATGCGTTTTGCCTCGTCAAGCGTTACCTCGACACCGGCTTGTACCTTTAAGAATATCTGTAACTTGTTTGGTCCAACGCCATAGCCTGCACCAAGCACCACGGTCTTACCCACCTGACGCTGACTGGCAGGGCCAGTCGTCACATGCTCTGGCGGTATCTGGTAAATCTGGCTAGCCATCAGGCGGTACACATCCTTCTTATCCTCGAACGCCTCTATCAAGTCATGCTGACCCGCAAGCCAAGCTAAAGTTCTAGCTTCGATTTGTGCAGAGTCGCAGTCAATCACAACGTAACCCTTGGGCGCTTTGATAGCCTTCTTGATCTTGCCTGCGTTATCACCGCGTGATGGTAGGTTCTGCAGGTTTACAGAGTCTTGACCAGACCAACGACCAGAGTGTGCCCCGTAGTAACGTAGAGGTACAGGAAACTTGCCTCGGCTAGACATACCAATAAAGCGCTCAGTGCGAGTCTCCTCAATTGTCGTCTTGTTTCCAAGGCGGGCTGCGACAAGCATTTGGACTCGTTCATCGGGATGCTCCTCTAAGGATTTAAACTCTTCATCGGTTTTGGCAAATGCCCACGCTATTTTGCCAGTGCGCAGGCTTACCTTTGTGGGCGGTACAACGCCGTAGTTCTCTAACACTTTGGAAAACTTGTCGTTAGACATGAGTAGCTTCTTAATGCCTGCCATGCCCTCGCTAAAGATAGCGTGTACGTATTCGGGATCAGCGTCTTTTAGCATAAAGTCCCGCACAGATTCCATTAGCGTTTCTTTGGCGTCCCTTACGGCTTCCAAGTGGTCAACCAATAGCTTCTTGTCCAACTCAAGCACAGGCTCAATGAACATGCGTAGAGTCATGTCTATCAGTTTCAGTTCTTGTTTAGGGAAACCCATCGCCATGTACGCATTAAATAGCTTGTACGTTAGCTCTACGTCGTTGACGCAGTATTCAGCGTAACGTGCCATCTCCTCTACCGAAAAGTCAGCGTAGTGCTTGCCCTTGGCATGATTGACCTCATCGCCCTTGACTCCAATACCCATGCGTTGTGCTTGCACTTCGAGGCGGTGTGCCTTTTCATGCGGATACAAAGCCCGTGACATACCAAGCGTATCAAACCAAGCCAGTGGCTTTACGCCATACAGCCAGTCAAGTACCGCACCGTCAAACGCAGTGTTCTGTGCAACCACCATTGCATCAGACCAGTCGAACTCTTTTAGTATCCGTTCCACTTGCGGTTTGGGATACCAAGTTGTCGGGCCGTCGTCCACCTTGATTGCAATGCCAATTATCTCAAACTGAGGCGACCGCACATACTCCTCGGTAGGAATCTTGGTCAGGGAATACTCAGTTGAGTAGAAGCACTCAAGGTCAAGTGTTACGATTTTTGGCATATTGTTTGTCAAACTCTTCTCTGATTAGTTTTGTGGTTTGTTCAACCATACTTTGTGAGGTAACGGCACTACTTGACCCTTGCATAAGCGTCTTGCCTGTTCGTGGGTGTTGGCGCGTAGCTACGTTTAGTTCTTCCTGCGGGGACAATAAGTCGTGAAACACTTGAGCCTCAAACCTTGTACGTCGGGCTTCTTTGTACGCTTCAATCAACGCTGCTTTTTCTTCCGGCTCCAAGAACCACAAGCGGTGTACATGTCCGTCTTGGGTTTCCGTTAGCAAGTTGTCAAGCTTATCTAAAATGCTACTAAACTTCGGTATGCGCCCACGGTGGTCCGCATCCCCAAAAAAATCTTCGGGGTTGGTTTTAAGTCGTTCGATAATTACTTGTACTGATTGCATCATTTACAGTTCTCCTTTACAAATTCTTCCAGATGGACAAGGTTGGTCTCGTTTACCACCCATGCGTCACCACCGGACTCGATGATGTTTTTGAGGTTTTTTTCTTGCAGGGCAGTTGTCGTGCCCTTGCCTGCCTTGGCTTCAATAGCAAAGAACTTTCCGTTAAGACAACACAGGAAGTCAGGCACACCGCTATTGCCGTAGCCAGTGCCAATTGGCATAGCGTAGTAGATGTTGTGGGCTTTCAAGATTGCTTTGATCTTGGCTTTGACTTTAGATTCGGGTGTTGCTGCCATGTAGATTGGTACTCATAACTTGGTTGTAATCGAACCCCTCGTCGAGGCATTCACTAAGTAGCACATCTTCAGTCCCATGTTTGACAACGTTGTTGTTGTATGTGTACACGCTACGTGGGACACGTATTAGTCCTGCTACAAAGTCTTTACCTAACCGTGTAGTACGCCAGATGCCTGAGAACTTGGACTTGTGTGAGTCGTCTTTGCTCTTGCGTTCCACAAGGTTCCACCAGTGCAACGTAGCCAGTTGGTTAGATCGCACCAACCATTGAGGTCCAGTTATAGGAACGTTTACCCAACCGTCCTCATCGCCAGTTTGATGATGCAGCCACAACAATCCTTGCGCCATTGTTTTGTTAATGTTGCGGATATATATCTTACCCCATCGGTCACACACAGGGCAGTGCCCACCGTCACCGGCAATCGTGCGCCCCCAAGCGTCTCGCATTATCATTCTATTTTCCATTTGCAACCTCAATTAGTTTGGATAAGTAGTGTTGGGCTTTCTTCAAGTCCTCAATACCGTTTTTGTTTTTCCAACGGGATATGTACTTCACCACGTTACCTTCAAGATACCCAAGGTCGTTGGCAATGATGTAGTCCCATGGTTGTATGGTTTTGTCTTTGTAGTGTGACCCGCCAACTTGCGTGTCATCGGCTCTTTGAATCATTTGGTTTGTCCTGTAGTAGTGCGTCAT